GCTCCAAGATGCTGGAGTAATATTTTACCGCTATGAGGGGCGGCCTCCAAGACAAAAAATCTATGCTTTCCCGTCTCGCATAAAGAAGTGGGTAGGACTTAAATCCGCGAAAGGAGAAAAAGTGTAATGGCTGTTTCACATGAAGAGTTCTTAGAGTATTACTTGGAAAATTACGACTTATTTACATACCCAGTGGCAACTATGCCTGACCTTGATCAAAAACAACTCAAATCATTACTCAGAAAAAGTACCAAGATAGCCAGAAGTGAGAAAGAAAGATCTAGAGTTTATTTCATTGAAGCTGATGGTGTGGCTATTAAAATCGGTTTTACTCTTGATGTTGAGAGGCGAATAAAAAGAATGCAAATGGATTGCCCTATAGATTTATATCTCATAGGCGTTATGAAAGGAGATAGGAACTTAGAAGCGAAGATTCATAGAAAATTCAAAAAATATCGTTATAGAGGGGAATGGTTTAAAATAAGTGACGATATTATTAAGTATGCTAAAGCTAATAGTATTAACTTAAAAAAGTCATACAAATTAAAAAAATTTTGCAGACCATGAATTTTTTGGTTTTTTTGCACTTCCCATATTGCACTTCTTATATTGCACTTCCCATATTGCACCAGAACCGCTATTGACAAGCCTTTTTTCAGTAATTTAGAATATTTACACCATGCCAGTTGATATCAATGAAATGAATTCTCCGGATGTGATCACCGAGGCGTTACAGGGACAAGGCATTACTCCGGAGTACTTGGCTAAGAAGCTTAAGCGAGAGCTGAACGCCAAGGAGACCAAGGTTTTCTACGATCGCAAGACTGGCGAGGTGGTTTACTCGAAAAAGCTAGTGGCCTGGGAGATACGACAGAGAGCAAGGCAAGATGCTCACAAGCTATTAGGGCATTACCCGGCTACCAGGCATGAGGTAGCTGGCAAAGATGGTGAGCCCATAACGTTCATACTCAACATGGGAGGTAGCCAAGATGCCAACACCGAAGAAGAACGAGACCAAGAATGAGTTTATCCATCGCTGCATTCCTTATGTGATCAGGGAAAGCGGCGGTAAGGTTTCAGGGGATCATGCAGTGGCTAAGTGTTTTGGGATATGGAGACAATGGCAGAAAGAGAAGCGCCAAAAATAGTTTATAACGCTGTACCTACGCTTGCGAAGTTTCACGCTTCCAATGCACTTTACCGAGGCGTGATGGGACCAGTGAGGTCAGGTAAAAGCACCGGGATGTGTTTTGAGATCATGCGTAGGGCCATTGAGCAGCAGCCATACAAAGGCATTAGACGCACCAGGTGGGCTGTGGTGCGTAACACCTACCCAGAGTTGCGTGACACTACGCTAAAAACCTGGCTTATGTGGTTTCAAGAGGATCAATTCGGAAAGTTTAATCTTCAACGTATGCAGCACAACATACGGTTTAGCCTTCCTGATGATACGATTGTTGAGACAGAGGTTCTTTTTAGGGCTTTAGACCGGCCAGATGACGTTAGAAAACTTCTTTCTCTTGAGCTCACCGGAGCTTGGACCAATGAGACCCGGGAGATCCCGAAGGCAATTATTGATGCCCTGGGTGATCGTGTTGGCCAGTTTCCTTCGAAACATGAGGGCGGATGTACTTGGCGGGGTGTTATAATGGACACCAACCCGCCGGATGAAGATCACTGGTACTATAAGTTAGCCGAAGAAGAAAGGCCCCCAGGATGGGAGTTTTTCCGTCAACCAGGGGCCTTGATTGAGCGAGAAGGGAAGTTCCTGCCTAACCCTGCCGCCGAGAACATCAAGAACCTCAATGAAGGCCATGATTACTATCTTTCCCGGGTTGCCGGTAAATCTATCGACTATATTCGTGTGTATTATTGCGCACAGTACGGCTTTGTGATCGACGGGAAGCCAGTCATACACGAGTATGTTGACGCTGTGCATTGTGCCCTTGAGCCTATTCAGCCTAACCGTAACTTGACCGTCTATGTTGGTCTGGATTTCGGCCTTACTCCTGCTGCTCTATTTGCCCAGCGTTACCCTAATGGCCGGTGGGCATGGATTGACGAGCTAGTTAGTGAGGACATGGGTATTACCAGGTTTGCAGAAATCTTACAAACAAAGATCCACAGAGAGTATCCAGGCTTTGAGTTTGAGTTCTACGGGGATCCTGCCGGTAATCAGCGGATGCAAACCGACGAGAAAACATGCTTCCAGATCCTTCACGCAAAAGGTATTCCGGCAGTACCTGCTCCGACGAATGATTTCACGGTACGGAGGGAGGCAATTGCTGTACCCCTGAGCCGTCTGATTGATGGCCAGCCTGGGTTGATTGTGTCCCCGAAGTGTAAATATGCCAGGAAAGGTCTTGCAGGGGGTTATTGCTATAAACGGCTCAAGGTTGCGGGAGACGAGAGGTACAGGGATAAGCCTGATAAGACTATTTACAGCCACGTTGTAGACGCCGGCGGGTACGCCATGGTCGGAGGCGGTGAAGGGAACAAGGTTGTCTCTAATGCGGCAGGTATGACAGCAGAGCAAGCAAGGCGATTGTATCAGCGGCATTTACCGCCTGATGCACAGCAATACATTCACTTTGACTTTGGAGGCGCATTTTGAGTAGCGCAGCTAAAAAAGAGTTTGACGAGGCATATAAAGCAGCTATTGCCCATTGGTCGTCATATCTAACGGAGGCCGAGAAGGACTTACAGATGGCATTAGGTGATCAGTGGTCGGATGATATGAAAGCATACCTAAAGCAACACCGACGTGAGGCTTACGTTTTTAACAAGCTACACCGGGTTGTGAAGCTGATTACTGGCTTCCAGAGGAAAAACAGGCTTTCGCTCAAGTTTGATGCCCTTCTTGGCGGTGATTCTGCGACTGCTTCTCAGTACACAAAAGCCGTCATGTGGCATATGCAGTGGGCAGGCGGTTATCAGGAGATGAGCGATGCGTTTGAGAAGGGGGCCCTAATCACTGGTCTTAACCTCGTGCATCTTTACGTTGACCGTTTCCAAGACCCTATTAACGGCGATATCAAGTTTGCCAGGTGCCCGTTTAATTCCTTCCTGATCGATCCCAATACTACAAGGCGAGATCTTTCCGATTGCGCTTATATCTTACGTAGAAAGTATCTATCTAAAGACCAGATAAAAGCTTTGATGCCATGGGCAGAGCGCGAGGTTGAAAGACTTAAGCCTGCTACTGGCACAGACGAGAAATTCCCGCAATTAAAGCCTATAGGTGGCGGCAAGTATTACCACTATGACGAATTTTGGCGAATGGATGTAAAACGGATCCATCTTGCTGTTCTGCCTGATGGTTCGTGGAAAGAGTTTGGGAGAGAAGATGAGATAAGGCAGTTGCTTGAGATGTTCCCGCAGCTTGGCAATTATTTGCGTGTCATACCTTCCTACAAACGGCAAATCAAGCTTCAAGTATTCGTTCAAGATGAGAAGCTCTATGATGACGTTTCTCCCTGGATCAGCGATTCTTATCCATTCATCGCTGTCTTTGGTCTGTTTACACCGGAGGAAAAGAAAGCAGAGTACAAGATCCAGGGGTTAGTACGGGTCGCCCGGGACCCCCAGCAAGAAGTCAACAAACGCAGAAGCCAGATGGTTGATTTGCTTGAATCAACCATAACATCAGGGTGGAAAGCCAAAGAGAATAAGGTTGTAGATCCAGACAGCTTGTACCAGGCCGGACAGGGCTTAGTGGTATGGTTGAAAGAAACCGCTGACATGGGTGACGCTGAGAGACTTGAGCCTCCACACATACCCGCAGGGCTTTTCCAGCTATCTGAGATGTTTGACAAGGACGTTTACGAGAATGTGGGCGCTAATGCTGAGTTATTAGGTTCTCCTGAAAACGAGAATATCCAGATCGCTGGCATCCTCGCCAAGCTGCGTCAAGGCAGTGGGCTTACAATTCTCCAAGACCTCTTTGACAATTACAGGGCAGCAAAGAAGCAGTTGGGCACCAAGCTCCTCCAGATGATCCAGGAAAACTACAGTGCAATGAAGGTGCAGCAGTTGATCGGTGAACCCCCAACACCGGCCTTTTTTTCGAAAGAATATGCAAAGTATCAATGTACACCAAGTGAGGGCATTCTCACAGATAGCCAGAGACAAATGTATTTCAGCCAGCTCATAGCGTTGAAGCAAATGGGAGCGCCAATACCCTGGTCTGCTCTCTTGGATGCTGCACCTATCCAGAACAAAGAAGAATTGATGAGATTTGTAAAGCAGGCAGAACAGCAGCAAATAGCGCAGGCCCAGGCAGATCAGCAGCTTGAACAGCTTTTGAAGCAAAGCACCATTGCAAAGATGGCCGAAGATACTGCACAGGCTAGAGAGCGCACCACTCAGATGGAGGAAAACAGGGCAAATGCGCTTCTGGATCGAATTAAGGCCATCAAGGAAATTGAGAACATGGATATTGAGAAACTGAAAGGGCTGGCAGATGTGATCCAGAAACTTGATACATCGCCCCATAAACAACGAAACTTGCGACTAATCACAAAGAGGTAAACATGTACAAACAATTAGCTAAATTACTAGGTTATAGCGAACGTAGAGGGCCGGTAATTGGGGATGTACGGGATGAGATGGCAAGAGAGATGGTTCAGGCAGTTGAAAAGGTCATCAATGATAACCCCAAGCGTGGGACATATTACATTCTGATCCATGCGGGTAATTTCGGCAGGAATATCAGAACTACAGTAATGATAGCAGATCAAAAGCCAGCCAAGATGCTAGGCACCATTTGCCTGAAAGTCGATACAGTTAAAGGAAAGCTAGAACGTCTTTGGGTGCTGCCTTATGACATACCCAGGGATGATGAGGATATGGCAGAACAAGGAATCGAGGAAGTTTTTGCCTCTGTTAGGGGTATTCCACTAAAACATTAAGGAGTTTTATTATGCCGAATGAAGAGCAAACGGGCGTAAAAGTAGAGAACCAGGACGCCGCTGGTTCCGGGGAGCCAACCCCACAAACAGAAGAGCAAAAGTCAGAACAGTCTCAACAGCAGCAACAGCAGCAAGATGAGATGCGAACGGTTCCTCTATCGGCCTTGAAGAAGGTCACTGAGGAATTGAAGCAGCTCAAGGAGCAGAACGCTGCGTTGCAGGCTCAGATGGCTTTTGCGGGACAGGCAATGGGCCAGCAACCCAATCTAGGAGCGCCAACTCCACAAGGGCAGCAGGTAGGCCAAGTACAACAACAGCAGCAGTCTAACCCTTTTGAGGGCCTTGAGGATGACGAGGTTCTGACCGTGGCAGACGCTAAGAAGCTACTTGCCCAGATTCCTCAACAACCCGCTGTGGATCCGAATCTTTACAAAGAGGTCCAGATGTTGAAGTTGTCTGTCCAGGAACCTCAGTGGCAGAACGTTGTTCAAACCTATTTGCCAGAAATGATTAACAATAATCCTATGCTAGGGCAGCTAATTCAGATGTCTCCGAACCCGCTCGAAGCGGCTTTATCTGTCGCCAAACTGAACCCTCGATATGTTCAGGCTCAGCAGCAAAACCGGCAGGGCCTTCAACAGGGTTCTGGAGATGTGCTATCGCAGCTTGATCAGCTTATTGCGAATGCACAACAGCAACCTGCCTCTCCTGATCAGTTCGGGGGCGGAAGTGCAATCAATAAGGCTGACAGGTTCGCCACCATGAGCGATGAGGAGTTTGACAAGCATGTTCAGGCTGTCCTTGCAGGAAAAACCTAAAAGGAGGTGTAGAAAATGCCTGATAACTTGACTACTACAACGCAGGTCGATCCTGCTGTGGCTACTTTTTATGACAGAGTACTGCTCAAAGCTGCTTACCCAAAGCTTGTGCATTTGAAGTTTGCTCAACATGCCAGGTTGGATAAGAAGAAAGGAAACACCTACAAATGGCGCAGATATGCAAATCTGAGCGATGCTACTGTACCGCTCAGCGAAGGGCTTACCCCTCCGGGCCAGCAGCTTTCCAAAATGGACCTCACGGCCAAGATCTCCTGGTATGGAGACTATGTGCATATTACCGATGTCGTCGATCTGACTGTGGAGGATCCGGTGCTTACCATCGCTGCGGATAAGCTAGGTAAGCAATCTGGAAAAACATTTGACAGCCTGATGCGGGATATTCTGGCAGCGTGCGCAAGTTCTACCAATGCCAGCGGTGGCTCTAATGGGAACAGTCCCACTGAGATAACCACCGCTGATATTGATGCTATTGTCAAGACACTGCTTGGCAATGATGCAGAAATGATTACAGAGATTATCAAAGCATCACCTGGCCAGGGGACCTCTCCTGTGAGAGCCGCTTTTTATGGAATCATGCATACCGATCTTATTGACGACCTTGAAGCCTGCACAGGTTTTATGTCTACAGCGCAATACCCCAACCAGAAAGACGTAGACGAGGCCGAATGGGGAGCTGTTAAAAATACCCGCTGGCTCGTAAGTTCCAACGCCCACAAAGATACGTCAGCGACACCTGATGAGTACAAATTACCCATTATAGGCAAGGATGCCTACGGTGATGTTGAGTTGATTAACATGAAAAACATCGTCAAGACTTTTGGTTCTGCCGGTACTGCGGACCCGTTGAACCAAAGGGCCACCAGCGGTTGGAAGGCTGCATGGGCAGCGCGTATTCTCAACGATAACTTTATGCACGTTCTCAACGTGACTCACAGCTAAGAAGGGAGGTGAGCCGGAATGGGTATGATCAAGACAGGAAAATTCGTTGCTGATGGCAATGACGTAATACTGAACCTTGGATTTGTTCCTGATTACCTTAAGCTCTGTAATGCCAATGCTGCTACGGGTGAGATTGCAGTTATTGAGTGGTTCAACCAGTGCGGTGCAGGAAAGGAGTTCGAAACCAGAATAATTGCGGACAATGGGTCAACCGGTAACACTAGTTTCAGGTATCTGAGTTCTGGCGGAGAGGTTGAAGCCACTGTGGAACAGGCTACGGTTCAGACCAGTGACCCAATTCAGGTGACCGGATCCAGAGGTGTCCAGGTTGATGCTTCCTGGATGGATGATGGTGACGTGATTTACTATCTTGCTATCCAGGCAGATAGAGATGAGGATCTAGGTGACGCTGCCGACTGGTAATCATTAAACGGGGAGGGGCTAGCCCCTCCCTAAATACCTGCCCGATTGGGCACAAAGGAGGTTTGTATGGACAAGGAAGAGAAAAAAAGATTTGAAAAACAGAGACAACGGGTTGTTTCGTATCAGCGAAAGGTTCTGGAACAGCTTGAAAAGGAACCAACGGTCGAGGTTATTTTTCAAAACCTTGAGGATCCTGTAGATGTAGAATTTACGTATCAAAACGTGAAACGCTACGTATTGAGGCATGGTAAACCTATTGAGCTGCCGGTGTCTGTGATTAAACATCTCAGTTCATTGAAATACCCGGTTTACCAGTACGAGGTTGATGCCCAGACCGGTCAACTAAGACCAAGCCCGCAGGTAGCTGAATATCGCAACCGGTTTGCCTTTATGCCAACCAATGTGAACTCTCTTGTTGAGCAACAACTAGAACAACGGGAGGCATAGAAAGATGAGCTTTATCGGAGTAATGCTTGTTTCATTTGTTACTGGCGTCGCTCTAGGGGCTTTGCTTTACTACCACCGAAGAGGGAAAAAGCTTGAGCGTGAGGCTAAAGAGCGCATAGAGGCCATGAAAAAGGAGTAAAAGATGGATTGGACCCTTGCAGACATACGAGGCCTTGTCCGCAAATACATTGGTATGCCCTCCAGCGATCAGATATCAAATGATGATTTAGACGTAGCAATCAATGATTTCTATCAGAATCAATTGCCGTTACTTATTGGCCGCAAAGATCTAAAAGCGTGGCACACATTTAACACCGCACAAGGCACGGGCCAATACTCGATTGATGTTGATATTATCAAGATAATCTTTCCCGTGTATGTTGATAATACTCCCATGTGGACAACGTTTGACAGGGAACTGTTCTTTGCCAACTATCCTTGGGATATTACAACACAAGGGCAACCGGTAGCCGCTTTGATTGATGAAGATGGCACACTGCATTTTAGACCTATTCCTGATGATGCGTATGAAGTTAAGTTTTTGGTCTCGCAAAGGCCTGATTCGTTGACCAATGACAGTGATATGCCGGCTGACCCTGCATGGGGGAGGGCAATTGCCGCGGGTGCCGCTCTTCATCTTTTAATGCAGGAAGGAGACAAAGAGGCTGCAGATGAAATTGGAGGCCTGCTTCAGGCTGAATTGATTCAAATTACCAGGAAAGACCTGCTTTATTTATCTGGTAAATCATCTGTAAGGAGGTTTTAAAATGAAAGGATACCCAAAGCGCATTAATACCAAACAAGATTTCTTAAATCTTCTTGAAAACGAGACATTCAGGGATCAAGCGATAGCGGATCTAGAAAAAATCTATAATGCCGACGACGATACAGTTATCCGGGTTGTCTCTGGCTCAGAAGAAACAGATGACTTAGTAACTGAGGAAATTTCCAACCCTATGCCTTTGTGGAAGCAAAAAGGTTTTAAGGGCAGGGAAGAAGTCAAGGAACTGATAGAACGTTACAAGCATTAAGGAGGTGTTAAGATGAAGGGTTATATACACACAGTTTTACGTTCTTATTTAAAGGAGGGTAATGATCTTGAAGTTGCGATTCCCGCCGATCCTTTCCATAGCTTTGCTAATTTCAATCTAGATAAGAGAGTTCGCTTACTCGAAGCTCACCCTACAGACCACGACAAAGTGGTATTTAAAGGGAGCAATCTAATCCCGTTGAAAATAGGAAGCAATTGGTTTTTCCTAGACACCGACATAAACATCAGCACCGCCACAGACTTGGATACTGGTACTGTGAGCAATGGCAAGGACTATTACGTGTATGCGTGTGACAACAACGGATCACTTGAATTCAAAATCAGCTTAAACTCCACTTACCCGGACGGATTCGATGCGAACAACAGTCGCAAAATCGGTGGTTTCCACACATTGTGTGCCGATGTGGGAACTATCTCAGGCCATGACCTAAGTGGCTATGTGGCAAATGACATTCTGCCTGCATCAATTTGGGATCTGAAAC